CGTAACGTCTACTTACCCGCAGGTCATGTTTGTAAACATGACTTACCCCGACATTGACATCTACCTCTACCCCAAGCCAACGCGGCTGCTAGAGTTTCACTTTATTAGCGTTCAAGAGTTGTCCCAACCAGCAACGCTATCAACCACGTTGGCTTTCCCCCCAGGTTACCTTCGGGCATTTACCTACAACTTGGCGATGGAAATCGCGCCTGAGTTTGGGGTAGAACCATCGCCGCAGGTGCAGCGTATTGCTATGACCAGCAAGCGCAACCTCAAGCGCATCAACAACCCTGACGATGTAATGTCGATGCCTTACGCAATTGTTGCAACGCGACAGCGGTTCAACGTCTACGCAGGAAACTATTAAAATGGCTACTATTGCAATCACAGCACTCCCAGCAGCCACGGCTGCGGCTACAACGGATGTTTTGCCGATTGTCCAAGGCGGCACAACCAAACAAATAACCAACGCGCTGTTGTTTACCAATTCAACATTGGTTGCACCTGCATTAGGAACGCCTGCAAGCGGCGTTTTGACCAATTGCACGGGGTTGCCTGTTGCAACCGGCGTAAGTGGCTTAGGGTCTAGCGTAGCCACATTTTTGGCAACGCCAAGCAGCGCCAATTTACGAACAGCTTTGACTGATGAAACCGGCACAGGCTCTGCCGTATTTGCAACAACGCCAACGCTGGTGACTCCGGTCATCGGCGCGGCCACGGGCACAAGCCTTTCGCTAAGTGGTTTTAGCGCAGTAAGCGCGGCGGCGCCCACGATTGCAAGCGCAACCACTATTGCCCCAACAACCCCAATTGCTTTTGTTTCGGGGACAACGGCTGTTGTGACCATTACGGCAGCGGCACCAATTTCTACTGGTGGTGGTACGATCACCTTGATCCCTACGGGCGCATTTACTTGGACAACAGCGGGAAACATTGCTGTAGCTGGTACGGCAGTAGTAAGTAGGGCATTAACGATGACCTACGACGCTACGACAACCAAGTGGTATCCAAGCTACGTCTAACATGAAAACGCCCATCCTTGGTTCAACCTATGTGGCCCGCAGCGTTAATGCTGCGGACGCCCGTATGGTCAATTTGTTTCCGGAAATTGTGCCGGAAGCAGGTAAGGAACCTGCATTCTTAAACAGAGCACCAGGACTAGAACTTCTGGCAACAGTCGGCAACGGGCCGATCCGAGGGGTGTGGGCGTTCTCGCCGCAAGACGGCGTTGCATTTGTGGTGTCTGGTACAGAGTTGTACAAGATCAACAACTCTTACGCCGCAACGCTTTTGGGGACCGTAGCTGGATCTGGCCCAGTCAGTATGTCTGACAACGGTACGCAACTATTCATCGCGGCCAACGGGCCAAGCTACATCTACAACAACAACACGGGAGCGTTTGGTCAAATCACCGATCCAGACTTCCCTGGCGCTGTAACCGTCTGCTATTTGGACGGCTACTTTGTGTTCAACGAACCCAACAGCCAGAAATTGTGGGTGACTGCGCTGCTAGACGGTACTTCTATTGATCCGTTGGAGTTTGCCAGCACCGAAGGCTCGCCCGATGGTTTGATTGCGGTAGCCGCAAACTTTCGTGAAGTCTGGGCGTTTGGCACTAACTCAATTGAAGTCTGGTATGACTCCGGCGCAACGGATTTTCCGTTACAACGCATCCAAGGCGCATTTAACGAACTAGGTTGCGCTGCACCATTTTCTGTCGCCAAGATGGACAACGGGATGTTCTGGCTTGGGCGTGACCGGCGCGGGCAGGGTATGGTCTACCGCGCTAATGGCTACACAGGCCAGCGAATCTCAACCCATGCGGTTGAATGGCAGATTCAGCAGTACAGCGACATTTCTGACGCTATTGCCTACACCTACCAGCAGGGCGGTCATTCTTTTTATGTGCTGATTTTCCCAACTGGCAACGCCACGTGGGTGTACGACGCGGCGACGGAAGCGTGGCATGAGCGGGCTGGTTGGGTAAACGGTGAGTTTACGCGCCACCGCAGCAATTGTCAGATGGCGTTTAACAATCAGATTGTCGTTGGCGACTTTGAAAACGGCAATTTGTACGCTTTTGATTTAGATGTGTACGCCGACAACGGCAGCATCCAGAAATGGTTGCGCTCTTGGCGGGCGCTACCTACTGGGCAGAATAACCTAAAACGCACCGCGCACCATAGCCTACAACTTGATTGCGAGTCTGGCGTAGGACTAAATTTATACCCTGGATATGACAGTGAAAATATAGACACTGAATCTGGGTTAAATCTTGTGGCTGAATATGTGCAAACATTTTTGGCTACTCAATCAGGCGTTACATTGACCACCGAAGCAGGGGATGGTTTTGAACCGCTTGGGCAATACGAACTATCAGATACTGACATCACTGGGTATGAAATTGTTACCAATTCATACCCTGCTGCACCAGGTTACAACCCCGAAGTTATGCTGCGTTGGTCAGATGATGGGGGCCACACTTGGTCAAACGAGCACTGGTCGCCAGTTGGCAAAATCGGCGCTTATTATCATCGGGTGTTTTGGCGGCGGCTTGGGATGACCTTAAAACTGCGTGACCGAGTTTATGAAATCTCGGGCACCGATCCAGTCAAGACGGTTGTCATGGGTGCAGAGTTGATTCTCAGCCCGACCAATGCCTAGCCCTAACGCAAACCCCACGCCGATCACCCCACCACGGGTGCCGCTGGTTGACCCGCGCACGGGATATATTGACCGCGCTTGGTATCTGTTCTTCCTGTCGCTTAACAACGCAGCAATTGCGATTATTGATGACTCTGGGCTTACATTCAGCGCCGAGTCAACGATTGCTTCTGTTGATGCGGAACTGCAAACGCTGGCGCAATTTGTGGAGACGCTGCCGCCTGTTGTTGCTTTACCGGCTTCAGACGTATTGACGGATTGCTGCTCGGGCTTGGTGTCGCAGATTGCCGAGATGCAAAAGCAGATTGACTCGCTGGCGTTGCTGCCCGCACAAGTAACCGCTATGCTTTCGCAATTAGCCGATGTGAGCGCAATGAACCCGTCTAACGGTGACAAGCTGATCTACAACGGCACCACCGGCAAATGGGAGCAAGACTCCCGCAGCTACCTCATGCTTGAATAAAGGATCTTCACATGGCTGTTTCAGTAAAAGTTTTAGTACCGGCAAAGTTTGCCGAAAACACGCAAACAACCCAGTACACCGCGACTGGTCTTACCGCGATCATTGACAAGTTTACAGCGACCAACATCAGCGGTTCTGCTGCTACAATTTCCGTCAATTTGGTTACACTGGCTGGTTCTGCCGGAAACACCAACTTGATCACCAAGATTAAGACCCTGCAAGCGTCTGAGGTCTACACGTTCCCCGAGTTGGTTGGGCAAGTTTTAAGCGCGGGCGATTTTATCAGTACAATTGCTGGTACGGCCAGCGCGATCAACATCCGGGTTTCTGGGCGGGAAGTGACTTGAATGATCTAGCTAACATAGCTCCTTCGCGGGAGCAGATTGAGCGGTTACAGGCCGAAATGGTCCAAATGCCGCAATACGAGCCGCCAACGAAACACGTTTTCCACGGTGGTATGTATTGCCGTCAAGTGTGGCGCCCAGCCGGTTGTTTGATTGTTGGCAAAGTTCACAAGAAAGAGCATTTTTACATGGTTGTGTCAGGCACTATCAAAGTGACCACTGATGATGGGTTGCAAACCATCACCGGCCCGATGTTGCTGTGTAGCACACCGGGGACAAAACGCGCAGTATTTGCTGAAACAGATGCGTTGTGCATGACGTTTCATAGAGTTGAGTCAAACACTGTAGAAGACGCAGAGTCCGAACTTGTTGAGGACGATCCTAAATCAATGTTTACCATTGGCAATAAGATCAAAAAAACAGAAATTGAGGTGTCACCATGAGTTTTATCACAGCAGCAATTATTGGCGGTGGAGCCGCAATTCTTGGCGGGGCTATAGCGGCGTCAGGATCGCGTAGTGCGGCTGGCACACAAGCGGCTGCGGCCCAGCAAGGTATTGACGCTCAAGAACGGATGTTTGAACGCCAGACCGAACTGCAAGAGCCGTGGCGCAAGGCGGGTCAAGACGCGCTTAACAAGTTGATTCCGCTATCTGACTATACCAAGTTTGGTATGAATCAATTCCAAGCCGATCCTGGGTACGCTTTTCGGCTGTCTGAAGGAATGAAAGCGTTGGACCGCACCGCCGCCGCGCGTGGGGGATTGTTGTCTGGGTCTACTCTTAAAGGGGCGCAGCGTTACGGTCAAGAGATGGGTTCGCAAGAGTACATGAATGCGTTCAATCGTTACCAAACCGAACGTAACGCCCAACTTAACCCGCTTCAGTCATTGGCCGGTGTAGGTCAAACAGCTACAAATGCGCTATCTGGCATGGCCGGTCAAATGGGTCAAAATTACGCAACTGGCTACGGCAACATTGGTCAAGCTAGGGCGTCTGGGTACGTTGGTGGAGCAAACGCGCTAAACTCCGCGATTGGGACTGGTTTGAACTATTCACAAAACCAGCAATATATTAACCGGCTCCCTATGAATAATTCGGTAGGATACGGCGGCGCTCCAATTTCCGCAGCAACGCCTTATTACACAAGTCCACAATCTCTCGGCTACGACTGGGGCTGATCATGGCAGACTACTCCCTCGCGCTTGGCGTCAAGCCGCTTCAACTTGAAGACTCGCTGACGGCTTACGGCAGATTTGCCACCATCCAGAACGCGCAAAACCAGAACGCGCTGGCGCAATACCAGTTGTCTGCGGCGCAACGTGAGGACGCGGCGACTAATGCTTTGAACGCCGCGTATAAAGATGCGTACAACACAGAAACTGGCGACATTGATTTAAATAAACTTCGTAAATCTTTATCTACGGGCGGGTTTGGCGCTAAGCTACCCGCGCTTGAGAAATCTTTTAGCGAACTAAAAACGCAAAAATTAGCGCAAAGCAAAACTGAAACGGAGTTAATTGATTCCAAACTTAAACAATCGCGTTCGTTTTTGGACACCATTGATCCTAACGACCCTAATGCTCCGCAACAATATATTGCTTGGCATGAAGCCAATCATAAAGATCCTGTGTTAGGTCCGTTGTTGGCTTCGCGAGGAGTTACCGCAGAACAAGCGCGCGCCCGTATTGAACAAGCAATTAAGCAAGGACCACAAGGGTTTGCTCAATTGTTAATGCAATCTAAACTTGGTGTTGAAGAGTTTACAAAACAGAACGCGCCAAAATTCTTTAGCCAAGACACCGGCGGCCAAACCCAAGTAATTTCAATCCCCGGTTTAGGTGGCCCTGCTACTACAGTACCGGGTTCAACGGCTACTAAAACACTTACCCCCGGTGAATCCAAGCCAACTGTTTCTCAAGTTGACGTTGGAGATAGAGTTCTTACGCAGTCTTATGATCCGGCCACTGGAAGAATTACAGTGTTGGAGGATCGCACTAAAGGACTGACTCCGGGT